CTCCGACACCGACTCCCACGCCGACCCCCTCCCCGACTCCCGAGCCGGTCGTCGCCGTCGACCAACGGGTGGTAGCCACCTTCGACAACCCGTGGGCCATGGTGTTTCTTCCGGACGGCCGCATGCTCGTGACGGAAAAGCCCGGGCGCCTGCAACTCGTCACCCAATCCGGCGCCAAGACTGCGGTCGCAAACGTGCCCTCCGTCCGGTTTGCCGGTCAACTGGGCTTGCAGGACGTCGTCCTCGATCCCGGCTACGCCTCGAACAATCGCATCTGGATCACCTATGCGGAGGCGGCTTCGGGCGGAGAACGGCTCGCGGTCGCGCGTGCGACCCTCACCCTCTCCGGGACACCACGCCTGGAGGATGTCGTGGTGATCTGGCGGGAGACCCCGGCGACGACGGGCGGGCAGCTGGGCGGGCGGCTCGCCTTCGCGCCGGATGGCCGATACCTGTTCATCAGCACGGGGGAGCGCCAGCAAGGAGCGCCCGCACAGGACATGGCCGGAACCCTCGGCAAGATCGTCCGGATCAACCTTGACGGCACTCCGGCCGCCGGAAACCCCTTCTCATCCACAGCCGATGCCCGTCCCGAGATCTGGAGCCTTGGCCACCGCAACCCCTATGGGCTGGTGTTCGCCGCGGACGGACGGCTGTTCGAATCCGAGATGGGTCCTGCCGGTGGAGACGAGTTCAACCTGATCGTCGCGGGCAAGAACTATGGCTGGCCGCGGGTGTCCGAAGGGGACAATTACGACGGAACCTCGATTCCCCGGCATTCCACGAACAGCGCCTACACAGCGCCGCTGGTCAGCTGGTCGCCGGTGATCGCGCCGGGCGGAATGATCCAGTATCGCGGCTCGACCTTCGCGGGCTGGACCGGCGACTTCCTGCTTGCCGGCTTGGTGCAGCAGGGCCTGGTCCGCGTCCGTGTGATCGGCGACCGAGCCAGCGAAGTGGCGCGGATCGGCCTTGGCGCACGCACCCGCGAGGTGGAGGAAGGGCCCGGCGGATCGCTCTGGATCCTGCGCGACGGCGATAATGGCGCGCTGGTCGAGCTCACGCCCCGATAAGCAGGAGACGAGCCCCGAAAACCGCAACGCCGCCCGGCCTCTTCAGCAATGCTGGAGCGGCCGGACGGCGCGGGTTCGATATGGTGGGCGCGGCTGGGATTGAACCAGCGACCCCTGCGGTGTGAACGAACCCACAAGTCAGGCTTTCTGCGGCTTTGACGAGAGCGTGCCGGGCTAAATCCAGCCCTCTCTAGCGGCGCGCGCTTAGGACGACACCGATCGGCACCGGAGTTACGCCGGAGCCGAACCACCCACGAACACGCCCCGCGTCCGCCGGCAGTGCCGGCGCAGGCGCTCTTCATCGACTTCCATTCGGAGGCCGAGATGCGTTCGTGCATCCCTCTGGCGGCGCCCTTCCCTGCCGCCTTCTCGTTCCTGTTCTCCAACCCGCGGCGCGCAGCATGAGCGCCGCTACATCGTCGCGCGCGATCGGTGCGGTCACCGGCACGCTCTTCAAGGCGCCGCGCACCCGCACCGGGCAGTGGGTCCGGAACTCCAGCTTTCACGAAGGCGCACGCGAGGAGCGGCGCTGGAAGGAAGAAAACACCTTTTCGCCGAGCGAACACAACGCGCGCATGCGTGCAGCGGAGGAGTTCGATCGCGAGACTCGCGCGCCGGGCAAGCGCAACGGCTCGCTTGGCCACATCGGCCTGGAGGTCCTTCGCTTCATGCTCCGGCTGCGGAACCGCAAGACCGGCCGGCTCGATCCATCCTACAGCTGGATCGCCGAGCAGCTCGGCCGATCCCGCAGCGCGGTAGCGGCTGCGCTGGCGCGGTTGAAGGAGCACGGCTTCCTGGATTGGATCCGGCGAACCCGCGTGATCGAGGAACCGCGCGACGACGGCCAGTACGTCGAGCAGATCTCCAATGCCTATTTCTTCGGCCTGCCTGGGAAGATCGCAGAGCAGGTTCGGCGCATGCTGCGTCGGCCCAGCGAGGTCGTGCGGCGCACGAGCGTCGAGCAGGAACGCAGCCAGCGCCGTGAGCGTGCAACGAAGGCTGCAGATGGCGCCGCCTCCATCATCGCCGGCGTCCAGAACCCGACGCTTCGCGCTATCCTCGAGCGCACCCGCCGCAGCTTGGAGAGTGCAAGTCCGCCGAGCGGTCGGAATGAGGCCCTGTAAGAAGATAAGGATGAAAGGAACGCCTCTGGCGTGCGCAGCTTGATGGTTGGCATGGCCTCTCAACGCCCCGAACCACACTCACCTACGTGGCTTCCGCTGCTGTTGGAGAAGCGGCGTGCGCCGCTTCGGGCTCTCCGGCGAGAGCCTAGCAACGGCCGTGCCACACCTCCGGACCGTCACGCGCGCTGAAGGTCGATCGCGGCATCAAACTGCAACAGCTGGTCGGTCCCCAATCGCGGCCGTCCGCCGCAGTTTCTCTAAGGGCTCGCCCCTTCCTCGATGTTGCATCAAAGGCGCCACGGAAAGCTCGCGGGCGAGGCGGGGTGTAAAGCGAGTTCTTTGGGGTCGCAGGTTCGGGGGCGGCGGTACAGGCGCCGGCCGATCCTAGGGGCGAGGAGCGCGGCCGCGGGTGCTGCGGGCGCGGACAAGGGTCAGCGCCATGTCGGCGCTGTACGGGCTTCCTAGGCGGCCGACGCCACGGCCGTAGCAGCAACGATTTTGCGGGAGGCAGCGGCTCGGCTCAGGCCAGCAGGCTGTCGTCGATCCCGAGGTACTTGCCGAGCAGCCGCCGGTCGGCATCGGGCAGCGCGGCCGGCGACTGGCGCTTGACGTACCCGGACAGGTAGCCGGCACTGCGGCCAATCAGCCGGGACAGGCCGGTGAGCGTCTCGTTGCGCTCGGCGGCCATCACCAGCAGCGCTTCGCGTGGATCCGCTGGAAGCATCCGACCACGGCCGAGGGGCGCGATGCGCGCGCGGTCAGTAAGCATGATAGTCGATCTCGGCGTCGTCGATCGCGGCGAACGCATCCCCGTCCGCCTGTTGCTTGTTGAGGTGGGCGCGCACCTGGTCGGCGTCGCCCTCGCGTGGAAACGAGCGATCGGCGCGTGCCTGGTCGGCGATGCGGTCGATCCAGTCTCCCCGGTCCCTCTGCATCAACAGCCATGCCGCGAAGCTCGGGCGCGGCTCCCCGTAACGATCCGTCTGCACCATGCGACTCCTGCCATCCTTGTGCTGGTGCCGCATATATATTGTTCTGCTTATGTTCCACAATCGCCCGCGGATGTGCTGCCTCGCCTGTCAGCCGGCGCCCACCACCGAAAACAAAAGGGCGGCGACGATCAGCACCCCGATCGCCGCCGCCTCCAGTTCAGTTGTTGTTGGCCGCTTTACGCGGCGAGCATAGCGCCGTGGCATCGAAGTTCGCCACCACCAGTTCGCTGACCTGCTTCGCCGCCCCTGCCCCGACCGTATAGGTCACCGGCAGCTGCACCTGGTGGAAACGCCCGAAAACCTCGCGGGCGCCGGGCGTGTCGTTGATCGACAGCAGGAACTTGCCCTTGATGCCGGCGAGCTGGTCCGCCAGCGCCGCGAAGTCGGCCCGGCCGAACACGTCCTGGCCGTAATCGTCCTCGCATCCCCAATACGGCGGATCGAGGTAGAACAGCATGCCGGCGCGGTCATAGCGGCGGATGAACTCGGCATAGCCGAGCTGCTCGATCACGACGCCGGCCAGGCGGTCGTGAATGTCGGCCAGCATCGGCTCCAGCTTGGTGACGTTGAACCGGGCGCCCTGCGTCCGATCGACGCCGAAGTGCCGGCCGTTCACCTTACCCCCGAACGCCAGGCGCTGGAGGTACAGGAACCGCGCCGCCCGCTCCAGATCGGTCAGCGTCTCGGGCGCCTGCGCCTTCAACCGCTCGAACTCGTTGCGGCTCGCCACGCGGAAGCGCAGCATGTCGAGGAAGTAGGGGTAGTGCCGCTGCAGCACGCGGAAGAACGTGGCGACATCGCCCGACACGTCGTTGATGATCTCTACTTTCGGCCGCGACCGCCGGCGCAGGAAGATCCCGCCCATGCCGACGAAGGGCTCGGCATAGCCGTCATGGTCCACCTGGGCGATGATCGCGGTCAGCCGCGACGCAAGATTGCGCTTGCCGCCGATGTAGCCGGCTGCAGGTGCTATGGGACGTACGATTGTTGGATACACGGGTAAAAAGCTCGCCTTATGGGGTTCGCGCCCGGCGACATGCCGGGTGCGGGACGGCCGATGGCCGTTGGTCGTGGCGAGCTGGATCTCGTCGGTTCGCCGGGCTGCCACCCGGCTCCCCCGCTCGGCCGAAGCCGAATGGAAATAGTCAGGCCGCCGCGGCGGCCACGCGCTCACGGAACGTCACCACGTCCCGGCCCAGCCAGTCGTTCACCTCACGGAACGACACCTGCAGCGGCTCGATCTCAAGGTCGAAGAACATGTCGGCGGCCTGAAGCGGATTGCCGAACCCGCTCGATCCCTGCGCGGGCACGATCCCGAGCACCTGGGGCGGCGTGCGGTGTGCGGCGAGCATGTCCTGCGCGGTCACGTTCTTGATCCCCAGGAACTCGTCTTTTGCGCCCACCTCCGCGATCGGCAGGATCTTGATGCTGCCTTCCTTGCCGTTGGGCGCATGCACGAACAGGTTCCGGAAATTGCCCGGTCCCTTCGATTGCTTGAGCGCGGTCTTCAGCGCATCGGTGTCCTTGGTGTCGATCTCGCCGGTCGCGTACAGGATGAAGCCCGCGTGCGAGCCGTTGAGGTAGTAGCGGCGCCGGAACAGCGTGGCCGCCTCGTTGAGCAGCGCCGACTGTAGCGCGCTCAGATACTCCGGCACGCCATACAGCTCCTGGTTGATGTCGGGCTGCTGGATCTGCAGCACCTCGCCCGCCGCCCAGGCCTCGGCATCGCGCGCGTTCGGCACCCACCAGAACACGTCGGGCTCGACACCGCGCCGGACATACTTAGCCGGCACGTGCTCGAGACGGATCGCACCGCCCAAGCGGTTCTTCCGCAACACGAAGTAGCAGTTTCCGAAGATGAGGAAGTCCAGCGCCGCCGCGGTGAAGTCCTTCGCGGACAGCAGCACCGAGGGCTCGAAATACTTCACCAGCAGATTGCGCTTCAGCTGGATCGCCGAGCTGTGGTGCGGGCTCGCGCGATAGGCGCGGGCAAGGCCGTCGAGCGGCACCGGCGGCTCGTACCAGCGGCCGTTGTCATAGGTCTCCAGCATGTCGAGGATGGTGCGGCGGTCGAGCACCGGCTCCGGATCCCCGAAGCTGAAGGCGTCGATCGCGCGGCCGTTGTCGTTCGCGACCAGGGCGCCCGGCGCCGCCTGGGCCGTCTCTGCGCGCGACATCGCCCGCACCTTGCTCCGCTTCGACATCAAAAGATCTCCATCGAGCCCTTGGGCTTCTCTTTGCCGTCCAGCGGCTCGTTCATGAGGATGTGCATGGTCGCCCAGGCGACGTCGGCATGGCCGTCCTCGCCGCCGCGCCCGGCCTTGAAGGTGACGTTGCGCCCGCTCGTGGTCGCCGTTTTCTTGATCGAGATGAACGACGACACGATGTCGAGCATGCCGCTGTCGAACGCCAGGCGCCCGCGGCGCACCACGTTCTGCGCCTTCATCACCATGCCAGCCTTCACCTCGAGCGAATATTCGATCTTGGTGACGCCCTTGATCCCGCTCTCGGGCTTGGCGAGCAGCTGGTAGACGCCGGCGCCGACGCCGGTCGCGTCGATGCCCAGGTACGTGCAATTGTACCGGGACAGCATGCCCTTGATGAACTCGGCCTGCTCTTGAAAGTCGAGCCCGCGCAGCTGGTGGCGCTCGAGGATCCGGAACGGCCCGCCGGGGAACGCCGGCGGCGCCGCGATCACCAGCGCGGCGTTGTCGCCGGTCTCGCTGTTCTGCGGATCATAGCCGGCCCACACCGGGCGGTTGCCATAGGGCCGCGCCGCCTCCAGATCGAAGTCGGTCCACTCGATAAGGCTGTCGCAGCCCAGCTTGACCAGGTCGTTGAACTTGAAGGCGGACAGGCTGTCATCGACGAACACGCACCCGAACAGGTTCGCGAACTCGTCGTCGGCATATTCGTCGCGCAGCTCGTCCAGGTCGACCAGGTCGAAGCCCTTGTCGATCGCGTCCTCGACCGTGACGATCTGGCGCCAGACCTTGTCCTCGCACAGCCGGCCGTCCTTCAGCGCGGCATGGCCGACGTCGATCTCGATCCGGTCCTCTTTCTTGCGACGCCGGTTGCGACGCTCGCCGGTCCAGTACGGATGAGCGGGGTGCGCCACGGTCGACGGCGTCGAGAAGTACGTCTTCCGCCACCGCTTGTGCGTCGCCATTCCAGAGGCGACCTTGTTCAGCTCCTCGAATCCGTGGACCCAGAAGAACTCGTCGAAATAGAAGTTGCCCGAGCGGCCCTGTGCGGTGCGGAAGTTGGTGCCCAGGAAGTGCAGCTCGGCCGCGGCCTCGCCCTCTGGACGCAGCTCGCTGGTGATGAGCATCGGGTCGCCCTTGAGGTCGACGCCGGCCTGCTTGGCGAACGCGATGATGTAGTTGCGGAACTGGTGCGCCTGCGCCTTCGAGGCTGACAGGAAGATCTGGTTCCGCCCGCTCTCGATCGCGTCCATCAGCGCTTCGAAGGCGAAGTAATAGGTCGCGCCGATCTGGCGCGACTTGAGGATCATGCGCGTGCGGCGGGACAGGTTCTCCCACCACGTCTCCTGATAGCCGTACAGCTGGTCGAGGAAGATCTCGCGCAGCTTCTCCGCCTGCTCGGCGGTGAAGTGGTTGGGCTTCTTCTTGGGCTTGCGCTCGCCGGCGTTCCGGTTGGCAACCTTGTCGTTGAGGTCGCCTTCATGCCCGCCCGGCGCCTCGTAGCGGCGGACCTTGGCAAGCGCGGCGACCTGCCGGCCGAGCAGGTCGATCTCCTTGTAATCCTCGCCGGTCTTCTTGACCTTAGCGACCAGCGCCATCCAGCGGGTCTCTAGGCAGTCCTCGAGCTTCGTGATCGACGCCGCCGTGTCCCACGCGCCGCGCCGGCGCCAGCTCTCCACCGTGGGGCGGGGCTGGCCCAGCTCCTCGGCGATCTGCGTCACGCCCCACCCGCGCCAATAGAGGCTGCGGGCCTGGCGCTCGGGCGGAACGGCGGATGGGTCGGCAAGGATGGACATGGCGGGCGCGACCTTGCCGCGCACGCTGCCGCCCGATCACCCGCCCGCTCTTGTGGAGAGCGTCTCCACAAATCCGCTCGCTTGAGAAGCGCAGCGCCTTTCGGCCTGTCTGGGGCTCTGAAAAGCCGGCGGTCAGCCCGTCAGCACTGAACGACCCCACGAGGACCGCACCGCCATGGGCACCAAGAGCAAGTCATTCCGCGCTTTCGTCGAAGGTCAGACCATCAGCGATGGGCGTGAGATTACGCCGGAGATGATCGACCAGATCGTCGAGACCTTCAACGTGGAAACCTACACGCCCGGCATCAACATCGAGCACATCTCCGGCTTCAGCCCCGAGCCGCCGTTCAACCGCTATGGCGATGTCATCGCGGTCAGCTCGCAGATCGACGACATCACGATCGACGGGAAGGTCGAGAAGCGGAAGGCACTCTACATGCAGGTCGATGCGCACGATGCGCTCGTCGAGCTGTCGAAGAAGGGCCAGAAGCCGTTCCCCTCTGTCGAGCTGACGCCCAGCTATAGCGGATGCGGTAAGGTCGGCCTGGTTGCCGTTGCTTTCACCGACAACCCCGCCAGCATCGCCACCCAGAAGCTGAAGTTCTCGCGCTCCTCGCCCGACACGATGTTTTCGCACGGCACGGAAGGCGTGGCCATCACCTTCGAGGCCAAGTCCGCCGACGCCGCCGGCATCTCGGAAGCGATCAAGGCGGGCTTCGCCAGCGTCGCCGCCATGTTCAGCCGCGGTGAAACCCAGAAGCCCCCGGTCGTGGAAGATCCCAAGACGCCCGCGAACGACAACTTCTCGGCCGCGATCTCCGCTCTCGGAACGCAGGTCGCCACTACGCTGGCTGATGCCCTCAAGCCCGTCACCGACGCGCAGACGGCGATGGATGCGCGCTTCACCAAGCTCGAGGAACAGCTCGCGAGCACCGAGGCGCCCGGCACCTTCAGCCGCAAACCCGCCACCGGCACCGGCACCGCAATCGTCACCGACTGCTGATCCCGCCGCACCTTCGCCCCTAGCCAGCCACGCCTTCCGGAGCCGCACCCATGCGCAACATCACTCGTCTCGCCTTCAACTCCTACGTGAGCCAGATCGCGATCCTCTCCAGCGTCCCTTCGGCCGCTGAGAAGTTCACCGTCGCCCCCTCGGTCGCGCAGAAGCTCGAAGAAAAGACGCAGGCCTCGAGCGAGTTCCTGTCGAAGATCAACTTCGTCACCGTTGCCGAGCAGGAAGGTGAAAAGGTCGGCGTCGGCATCACCAGCTCGATCGCAGGCCGCACCGACACGTCGAAGGGCGAGCGTCAGCCGATCGACCCGACCGGCCTGACCGCGACCCGCTACCGCTGCGAACAGACCAACTTCGACACGGCGATCTCTTACGCCAAGCTCGACGCCTGGGCGCACAAGCCCGAGTTCCAGACCATCGTGCGCGACGCGATCACGAAGCGTCAGGGCCTCGACCGCATGATCATCGGTTGGCACGGGACCCACGTCGCCAAGCAGACCGATCGCGAGGCGTTCCCGCTCCTGCAGGACGTCAACAAGGGCTGGATCCAGCACACCCGCGAGGAAGCACCCGCCCGCATCCTGAGCGATGGCGCGCACAGCGGTGACGCAGAGGCACCGGGCCACAAGCCGGCGATCCACGTGTCGGCCAAGGGCACCGCGGATTACGTCAACCTCGACGCGCTCGTGTTCGACACGCTGCAGCTGCTCGACGAACAGCACCGCCGCCGCACCGACGTGGTCGTGTTCGTCTCGGACGAGCTGGTGCACGACAAGAAGTTCGCGCTGGTGAACGCAGCCGGCGACACCGCGACCGAGCAGCTCGCCCGGGACGTCCTGCTGCTCCAGGACAAGATCGGCGGCAAGCTGGCGGCGGTTGTGCCGAACTTCCCGGCCGGCACCGTCGTCATCACCACCTATGACAACCTGTCGATCTACAACCAGGACGGCACCCGCCGCCGGGCGCTGATCGACAATCCCAAGCGCGACCAGGTCGAGAACTTCGAAAGCGTCAACGAGGCGTATGTCGTCGAGGATTACGCCCTGATCGCCATCGCAGAGAACATCGTCATGGAGCCGGTGGCGGAAGCTGACGCCGACGCCGGCGCCTGACGCCACCTCCCCGAAGTTGCCTGCCGTCTCCAAGGAACCCGCAATGAGCCTCGCTCGCAAGCACCAGGCACGTGCCCTGGCCATGCAAACCGCTGCGGCCGTTCCCTCGAGCGGCGGGCACACCCCCGCGCGGTCGACCGTTCCCCTTCCGGTCGACCGCGCGGCCACTACCATGGCTCGCCAAATCGGGTTGCGCCTGACGACCGACTTGCGCCAGCTGAAACTGACCAAGTCCGTGGCCGCCAAGATCGCAGCCAAGCGCGAGATGCTGCCGGAATATGCAGCCTGGGTCGAAGGGCTGCTCGCCGGCTCCGCCGAGGCTGGCGCTGGCGTGTCGGGCGAGGTGCTGCCCACCGTCATGATCTGGCGCATCGACGTCGGCGACTATGCCGGCGCGCTGCCGCTTGCCGAGCATGTGCTGCGCCACCGCGTTGCGTTGCCCACCCGCTACGAGCGCGACGCCCCGACGCTGATCGTGGAGGAGATCGCCGAGGCCGCCATCAAGGCGCAGGCGGCCGACGAACCCTTCGACCTTGCCGTGCTGGAGCAGGTCGAGGCGCTGGTCGACGGCATCGACATGCACGACCAGGTCCGCGCCAAGCTGATGAAGGCGATCGGCTGCGAACTGGACCGCACCGCGCGGGACACGGCGAACGCCGGCACCGACGCGCTGGCGCTGCAGCAGCGGGCGCTTGCCGCGCTCGAGGAAGCTCAGAAGCTCAACGACCGCGTCGGCGTGAAAACCACCATTCGCACCATCAAGAAGGCGCTGGCGGCAGCCGCGCCGCAACCCGATCCCGCCGGCACCACCGGCTAACCAGCTCGCCCCCGGCGCTCGGGGACGGATCGCAAGACGCGGGAGGGCCTTCGGGCTGAGGGCCGCGCTCCTCCGATCCCCACCCCCGAAAACATTGGAGATCCACGGCCCATGAGCGGCTTCAGCTTCAACGGCGCCAGCGCCACCGATGCGGCCCCGGAGGTCGTGACCAACGATGGCTGGCTTCCCGACGTCGACCCGGCCGAGGTCAAGAACGAGCAGCGGATCCCGGACGGCATCACCGCCCCCCGACTGCGCGCCGCAATCCTCGCCGCGATCATCACCGTGGGCAACGAGCTGGCCGACTGGCAAGCGCGCCAGCGGGCCGCCGGCTACCGTAGCCTCGCCGACGTACCCGCACCGAAGATCGACGGCCACAGCCGCAACGTGCTGCTCTACCAGCGCGCGGTCGCCGCCTATGCCAAGGCCGACCTGGTCGAGCGCTATCGCGACGTCGACTTCACCGGTGCCGGTCAGCGCGATGCGGATGCAGTGCAGCCGTCGATCGGCGAGCTGCGCCGCGACGCCATCCATGCCGTGCGCGACATCCTCGACCGCTCGCGCACCGACGTCGAGCTGATCTGATGGCCGACACGCTCCACGCGCGCCAGGGCGACACCCTCGACCTGCTGCTGCACCGCGACTGCGGCTTGGGCATCGAGGCGACCGACGCCGTGCTCGAGGCGAACCCCGGCCTTGCCGAGCTCGGCCCGGTGCTGCCGGTCGGCACGCCGGTGCTGGTGCCCGATCGCGCCGTCGCCGCGCCCGCCACCGTCCAACTTCTCCAGCTGTGGGACTGAGTCCATGAAGATCCCCTCCGACTGGCTCGACGCCGCACAGACCTTCGTCATCGGCCTCACGCCCGGCGCGCTCGGCTCGGCCGTTGGGCTGGCGCATGAAAAGGGGCTCAGCTGGGCGGAGCGCTTCACCCAGCTCGCCGCCGGCACCGTCATGTCTTGGTTCGTCACCCGCGCACTCGGCTCCACCGTCGATCTCAACCCCTTCGTGCTGCAGGGCATCGGCTTCACCGCCGGCATGATCGCCTACAAGTCCACGCCGCGCTTCATTGCCGCCGCGGCCGACGTTGCCGGCGGCCTGCCCGCCGCGATCCGCGACCGCTTTCTCCCCGCCCGAAAGGACCCGAAGTGAGCGACACCGCCACCCGTGCGCCCGCCCGCCTGACCCGCACCATTGCCGCGATCGGCCTCGCCGCGGCGGCAGTCATCGCGCCCTTTGTGTCCGGGTGGGAGAGCGGCGGCAAGCAGCACCTGGTCGCCTATCGCGACATCGTCGGCGTCTGGACGATCTGCGACGGCGACACGGCGAACGTGAAGCCGGGAATGGTCGAGACGCCGGCGGGCTGCGAAGTCCGCTACGATCGCCAGCTCACCGCCCATGCCAAGCCGGTGCTCGCATGTACGCCGGCGCTGAAGGGCCACCCCAACCAGCTCGCGGCTGCCATCTCGCTCGCCTACAACATCGGCACCAACGGCTATTGCGGCTCCACCGTCGCGCGCCGCTTCAACGCAGGCGACTGGCCGGGCGCGTGCGACGCCTTCCTGATGTGGAACAAGGCTGGCGGCCGCGTGGTGCGCGGGCTCACCAACCGCCGCCGGGCCGAGCGCGACCTCTGCCGAAAGGATCTGCCGTGAGAAAGCTGTTTGCCGCGATCGGCGCGGCGCGTGAGTGGCTGACGCTGCTCGTCGTCGGCGCCGTGGCCGCGTGGATCTATGTCCAGTTCGCCGAGACCCGCGCCGAGCGCGACGCCCTGGTGCAATGGGCGGAGGTAACCTGCGCCGGTGCCGGCGCCCCGTTCGAAGGCTCGGCCGAGGACCGTGTCGACAGCAGCGGCAAGGCGGTGAAGGTCACCTTCGAACGCGGGCAGCGCTGCCGCACTGCCGTCACCACCGCCGTCGCCTTCAAGGCGAAGAGCGACCAGGACACCGCCCAGCTGCTCGCCGACGCCATGCGCTCGCGCGAGACCAAGGCCGCCGCCGACTCTGCCCTTGCCCGTACCGCCGCGGAGGCTGCGCGCGACGCGGCCCTGCGCATGGAGAACGCCGATGCTCAAGCTTCCGCCACGAACCGCGTCGATCGCGATTGGTTTGCTGCTCTCAACGACCTTGCCGGCCTGCACGCCGCGCGGCGTTGAGGTTCCGGTCCCCACGCCCGTGCCGGTCGCGGTGGCGGTGAAGGACGCGCCGCCGGCCGAGCTGCTGGCGTGCCCCGAAACGCCAGAGGGCTTTCCCGCCGATGCCGAGGCGCAGATGCCCGCCGGCGTCCGCGCAGCCGCGATCCGGCTCGCGCAGGCGTTCCGCGCGCGCGGCGACCAGCTGGTGCGGCTCATCCGCTGGCATGAACCGGAGGCTTGCCGGTGATAAAGCCTCAGGCGTTGCGTCAGCACCTGCTCGCCAGCGTGCCGGCGCTCGCGGCCGATCCGACCAAGCTAGACCTGTTCGTCGACAAGGGACGGCTCGTCTGCCGTCCCACCGCCTCGCTGTCGTTCGCCTATCGCTACAGCCTCAACATCGTCGCGCAGGACTATGCCGGCGACGTCAACGGATTGATGGTGCCGCTGCTCGCGTGGATTGCCGCCAACGAGCCGGATCTGCTCGCCAAGGATCCGCACGAGCCCTTCACCTTCGAGACCGAGATCCTCGACGGCGACCGCGCCGACGTGTCGATCGACCTCGAGCTGTCGGAGCGGGTGCGGATCCAGGGCGACGCGCTGGTGTACGTTCCCGACGCGCCGGTCGAGGATAGCTTCGGCGTCGCCGCGCGCCTCGCGCAGATCGCGCTCACCGACGTGGCGGTGCCCGAAACCACGTTGGTGCCCCAGGCATGAACCACGACCTCGAGGAGGTGGAGAAGCTCGCTGGCGCGCTTCTGCGCAGCCTTTCGGCTGCGGAGCGCCGCCGCGCCCTGCGCCGGGTCTCTCGCGCGCTGCAAAGGTCACAGCGGGATCGCATCGCTCGCCAGAAGAACCCGGATGGCAGCGCGTTTGCGGAGCGCAAGGAACGGCCCGAGCCCCGCCGGGGCAATCACGCGGTGAAGTTCCTCTACCCCAAGGGCTCGAGCGAACCCCGCCTGATCACCATGAAAAGCTGGGTGCACGACGGCCCGCTGCTGACCGGCTTCGACATCGAGGCGGGCGGCATGCGCAGCTTCTTCTGGGACAAGGTCGACAGGTGGTTGCCGGTGCCTGCCGAGGAGCAGAACAAGGGAGCCGGCAAGCTTCGTCGCAACGGGCACATCCGTCGCAAGGCGATGTTCCGTAAGCTTCGCGGCCCCGACATCCTGAAGGCCGGATCCACCGATACAGAGGCCTGGGTCGGGTTTGCGGGGCAGGCGGCGCGTGTCGCCAGCATTCACCAGGAGGGCGGCATGGATCGTCCGTCTCTGAAATCGAAGCCGGTTCGCTACGCCAGGCGCTCGATCCTCGGGGTGACGGAGGCGGATCGCACACGGATCCTCGATCTGCTTTTCGAGCAGCTCGCTCCCCGCTGATCCGGGTCTTGTGGAGAGCGTCTCCACAAACGCGCGCGACTAGCCCGACCGGCACCGCTCCCGCGACATGGCGGCATGGCCGCCAGCACCGCTTCCACGCTAGATCTGTCCAGCCTTCCCGCGCCGGACCTGATCGAGCAGCTTCCGTTCGACGATGTCCTTGCGCGCATGGTCGCGGACGTGAAGGCGCGGCTGCCGACGTTCGACGCTACCGTCGATTCAGATCCGGCGGTCATCGTCCTGCAGGTCGCCGCCTATCACCTGCAGCTGCACCGCGCAGCCGTGAACGACGCCGCTCGCCAGCTGATGGTCGCCTCGGCCACCGGCGCCAACCTGGATCAACTCGCCGCCTTGGTCGGCGTCGCTCGCCTGACGATCGACGCGGGCGACCCGTCACGCGGCATCCCGCCCACGATGGAGGGCGACGGGGCGCTGCGGCAACGCATCGTCCTCGCGCCGGAAAGCTTCTCGGTCGCCGGTCCGGAACTCGCCTACGTCTACCATGCCAAGTCGGCCGATGGGGCAGTGCGTGACGCCAGCGCCACCTCGCCTGCGCCTGGCGAGGTGCTGGTGGCGGTACTCGCGCGGGACGGCGACGGTACGGCGCCCCCGGATCTGCTTGCCAAGGTTGAGGCCGTGGTAGGCAGCGACAGCGTGCGCCCCCTCGGCGACCTTGTCACCGTCGCCTCGGCCGAGATCCGGCGCTTCGAGCTCGCCGCCCGGCTCGTCACCTTCAGCGGTCCCGATGTTGGCGTGGTGCTTACCGCAGCACGATCCTCCCTGGACGCCTATCTCGCCGAAAGCCGGCGCCTGGGCCGGGACATCACCCTGTCTGGCCTCTACGCCGCCTTGCACGTCCCCGGTGTGATGCGCGTCGAGATTGTGGCGCCTACGGCGGACGTCGTCTGCGATCCGACGCAGGCGGCATATTGCACCCGCATCACCCTGACGCACGGCGGCTATGACGCCTGAGCGCGTCTCGCTGCTGCCGCCGAACTCGACGCCGCTCGAGCGCGCGCTCGAGCAGGGCGTCGCGCGCCTGGGCGAGGTGCCGTACCCGCTCGAGCAGGTGGTGTTTCCGCAGCGGAGCTCGGATTCCGCGCTGCCGTGGATCGCCTGGGGACTTTCGGTCGACAGCTGGGACGAAGACTGGAGCGAGCAGGACAAGCGCGATGCGGCCGCTGGCTCCATCGCGCTCCACCGCACGAAGGGCACGCCCGCGTCCGTGAAGTCGGTGCTCACCCGCTTCGACCGGCTGCTCGGTCTCGTGGAGTGGCACCAGGCCGCGCCGCGTGCGGATCCGCATACCTTCGAAGTCCTGCTGCCGATCGCCGGCGACGGCGTCGAGCCCGGCGGCCGCCGCGCCACGGCGGCCTTTGCCGAAGCCATCATCCGCGAAGTCTCGCGGGTGAAGCCGGCGCGCGAGCACTTCCGCCTGGTGCAGACGCTCGGGCTTGAAGGCGCGATCGGCATCCAGGGCGTCGCCCGCCTCACCGGCGCCGTCCGCTCGGACATGGCCGCCAACTTCGACACCTCGCCGGCCTGGGCCGCCTTCCTCCAGACCGAGGATGGCGAGCCGCTACAGGATGACGCCGGCGCCTTTGTGGACACCGCCCCATGAGCAAGCTCGCCCTTACCATCACGACGGCGGGCCACACCCGCTTCACCGCCGCGCAGGTCGACGACGACATCGACCTGTCCATCAGTGCAGTCGGTCTCTCCGATCGCGCCTTCGTCGCCGCGCCGACGCTCACCGCGCTGCCGGGCGAGTTCCGGCGCGTGTCCACCATCTCGGGCGAGGCGGTCGGCGACAACGTCGTGCACATGGTCGTGCGCGACGCCGAGCCGATCGCGTACCGCGTGCGCGGCTTCGGCCTGTTCCTCGGCGACGGCACGTTGTTCGCGACCTATGCCCAGGACGAAGCGCTGTTCGAAAAGTCGGCCCTGTCCGACATGCACCTCGCGATCGACATCGCCTTCCCGACCGGCGACGTCGAGCAGCTGACGTTCGGCGACACGAACTTTCTCAATCCGCCCGCGACCACCGACACCCGCGGTGTCATCGAACTTGCGACGCAAGAGGAAGTCGACACCGGCGAGGATGCCGAGCGCGTCGTCACCCCGCGCACGCTCGCGCAGCGGCTCGCCGGGTGGGCGGGCGCGCTGCTCGGCCGGCGCATCACCGGCGGCGGTCTCGCCACCGGCGGAGGCGATCTCACCGCCGACCGTACCATCACCGTGCCGGCAGCGTCGGCCGTGGAAGCCGACGCCGCCACGCTCGCCACCAAGGCGCTGACGCCAGCGAGCATCGTCAACGTCCTCGCCTCGATCGCGGCGCGCGTCCCGCTCACCCGTCGCATCGACACCGATGGCCTGGCGCTCGGCGGCGGCACGCTGGTGACGGACAAGACGATCTCGGTTCCGCCGGCGACGCCCGAGCAGCTTCTTGCCGCCATGGCCAGCAACGTCGCGGTCACGCCGGCGTCGTTCGGGGGGCTCGCGCACCTGCTCGATACCTCCGGCTATTACACGCTGCCCGGCGGCCTCATCGTCCAGTGGGTAAGCTATCGCGCGCTGCTCGCCGAAGAGCCGAGCGTGACGCTCAACTATCCCACCACCTTCCCGAACCGCTGCCTGTTCGCGCTGACCTGCCCGTACATTGCCGCCGCCGGCAACGAGCTGGACGGATGGACCCAGATCGTCGGCAATCCCGGCACCGCCTCCTGTCTTGTCCAGGTGCAGGCCGACGACCGGGACCAACGTCGCATCGACGGCATCAACCTCCTCGTGATCGGGTACTGACATGGCGAAGATCTCCGAACTCCCCCCGGTGGCAGATCCCACCGGCGAAGAGACCGTCGTCGTGCTGGACGGCGGCGAGACCAGGCGCGTCAAGATGGACCTGCTCGCGGGCGCATCGCTCGCACCGCACGTCGCTGTCGCGACGGCCGAACTACAGAAGATCGGCGACCGGGCGGACGCGGCGGCCGACCGCATCGTCGAGGCACGGGATCTGCTGCCCCGGGCATACGACAGCAACCGGGTCCAGGCAGCGACGCTTGATCCTCACGGCATGGTGCTGAGCTACATCGCCGGTGGCCAGTTGCATGACGCAAGCGGCCTCAACCTCAGCCAGGGCGTGCGCGATCTCGCGGCCACCGCACCGCGCGTCTATCAGATCGGCGGCACCGGCATTCCGTCGAGCGCGGTGCTCGACCCCTATGGCATGGTCCTCGAAGCGGTGGTGGCAAACGCCGTGCCGGCGCGCCCGAAGCTGACGCTCGCCGCCGAGAAGGCGCGCGTCGCCCACATCCCGCCGTCGATCACCTTCACCCCGCTGTTCGTCACCAGCGCGGATCCGACTGCCGCTCGCGCAGTGCCGGGGCTGTCCGACTTCTTCCGGCTTCCCGCCGGGGATGGACGGCTTGGCGAGGATCATGCCTTCTGCGAAGCGCGGCACGACAAGAACCTGGACGGCGGATACATCGGCGTCGCCTGGGCCCACCGCGAGAACGGCGTCTGGGGACCGAGCACGCTGCTGATCGGCGAACCCGGGGCGGACTACCACAACCCGTGCTGCGTGTACGATCACCGGCGGGACGAGTGGCACCTGCTGTTCGGGTGGAACTACGCCACCTTCAACGAAGACACCGAACCCTCGCTTGCGACCGATCCCGCCAACGCCGGCCGCATGTATTGGGCGATCTTCCGCCAGGGCGCATGGCGGCACCCGATCACCGGCAAGGCGCTGCCGATCCCCTTCACACGCGCCGACGCGCAAGAGATCCTGCAGGGTCGCGATGCGACCTGGCGCCTGTTCTATCCCGGGCCCGGCAAGGGCAAGCAGCTGTCGAACGGCGCGCTGGTCATGCCGGGTTGGGTGAAGCTCGGCACCGGCGGCGACGGCAACACGCGCAGCATGGTGCTGCGCTACGACGATTATGCCCGCACCTGGAGCGCTGGCGCGCCCATGCCGCTGCCGGCGGGCGTCTCGCAAACCAACGAGCCGACCGTCGAGGAAAACGACGACGGCACGATCCGGCTCAATTGCCGCTCCGGCACAGGCTATCGCGTGATCGGCCACTCCGCCGACCTCGGCCGCACCTGGACGCGGGTGGCCACGGACAGCAGCTATCCCACGCCCCAGGTCGCGGAGGCGCTGCTGCGCACGTCCAATCCCCAGGACGGGCTCGCTGGTCGTGGCCTCTACTACAACGTCGCGAGCAACGAAGGCCGCTTCGACGGCACCATTCGCTACACGCTCGACGGGTTCGAGACCTATGTCGCCAGTCGCAAGCTGTTCGACACGCTCGTCGAGACCGTGGCCGTCGATTACGAGGGCGCCCCGGTGCCTCCGGTCGAGGTGACGCACGACACCGCCTATGGCTGTCTTTGGGTCACCGGGCCCGACAGGTTCGGCCTGCTGGTCGAGCTGGCCGTCGTGCGCAAGGACGGCACCTTCAGCGGCGCCGGATACAGCGGGAATGCGGGCGGCCGCTACCGCGTCATCGTCTTTGTCGAATTCACCCTTTCCTGGCTGCTGGAGCGCGCCTGATGATCGTCACCCCGCATAACGAAGTCCTGCCTGCCACCGACGCCGCCGGCGTCCCCACGCGCAGCATTCTGGACATCGGCAACTACACCGCCCCGGCGGCAGCTGTGCTGCGCACCGCGATCGCCGCGGGCGTGCGCTTCCCGCGCGAGGCGCTGATGCGGACGATGAGCGACTATGACAACTTGCCCGCGAGCTTGCGCGCCGCGCTGCTCGCCTGGGTACGGGCACCGCTCGCCAAGGCTGACGGCACCGGGCTGGTCGAAACCGCCTACGGGCTCACCGGCGCCGCGAACCTCACGCCGGCAGTGGAGAAGCCCCTGCTCAAGAAGCGGGCGAGCGGACTGTGGGTGTTCGACTTCTGGAACGACGGCAGCGCTGCCCAGGACCAGGCCAATCTCGTGCGTGCCAACACGGTCCCGGCAACCCCGGGTCTCAGCGTCGCGATCTCCGGCGCGGCGATCGGTGCAGCCGGCGATTCCGGGGAAGGCGAGGTTGCTTTCCAGCAGCTCTCCAGTCCGTCGAACGGGGTCACCAACCTCGGCGTCCGCCGCACCAGCGCCGGCATGATCCAGGCGTTCGGCAAGCGCGCCAAGGACGACACGACGATCACGCTTACCACGACAGTCGCCTGGCCGACGCTCGCCGACTCGATCGTGATCGCCTCCATGAACCTCGCCAGCAGCGGCACCGACGCGCTCACCATGTCCCTCTACCTCGCCGGACCCAGCGGCCCGGCCGAGCGGATCGGCTCCATCGCCGGCCTGGTGACCGGCACCGTCAATGTCGTTGGTACCATGAGCATCGGCAACGGACCTACCGCGCCTGCGGGTTCTCGCTTCAAGGGCGAGATCGCGGAGGTGGTGCTGGCAGGGATTGCGCTCGACCGCACCCACGACCTGGAGCGCAACGCCCTGGTGGCGATGATGCAGCGGAACCTCGCTGCCTGACAATCCGCCTCCCGCTCTTGTGGAGAGCGTCTCCACAAGAGCGGGAGCGCGCGCACCCCAGGCGCTCGCGCCAAGGTCGCACCATGGGCGACACTCCCGACACCACCCGATTGATCGGCGACATCGCCCGCTATGGCGTCATCGTCTCGCGCAGCGGCGACACCTGCCGCGTGCAGGTCGGCGACCTGGTCACCGGCGACGTGCCGTGGATCTCCGGCCGCGCCGGTAGTGCCCGCGTCTGGTCGCCGCCGAGCATAGGCGAACAGTGCCTGCTGATCTGCCCGGAGGGGGATGCCGCTGCCGGTGTCGTGCTGCCGGGCATCTTCTCCGACGCGAACCCGGCGCCTGCCGATGACGACGCATGGCTCGTGACCTTCGAGGACGGCACCCGCCTGCGCTACGATCCCGCCGCGCACGCGCTCGAGGCAGTCCTCGCCGCCGGCGGCACCGCTACCATCGACGCGCCGGGCGGCCTCACCATCCGGGGCGACGTGACGGTGGACGGGACGCTCACCGCCAGCACCGACGTGATCGCCGCCGGCAAGAGCCTCAAGGATCACGTGCACCTCAAGGTGCAGCCCGGCACCGGCGTTTCCGGGGCGCCGCAGTGATCGGCATGGACGCGCTCACCGGCAAGCAGCTCGCCGGCGCCGCGCACCTCGAGCAGTCGGTTGGCAAGATCCTGGGCACGCCGCTCGGCTCGCGCGTCGGCCGCCGCGATTTCGGCTCCTACCTGCCCGAGCTGCTCGACCAGCCCCTCAACGCCCGCACCCGCGTGCTGATCTACGCCGCTACCGCCGACGCGCTGCGCCGGCACGAGCCGCGCATCGCGCTCTCCCGCGTCACCTTCGTGGCGGGCGAACAGCCCGGCAGCGCGGTGCTGACGCTGCAGGGCACCCGCACCGACACGGCGACCGCCGCTTCCTCCCTCCTGTCGCTCACCATCCCCGTCCGCGCCGCCTGAAAGGATCCACCATGGCCGCCCCTGCTGAATACCGCCACGGCATCACCGTCTCCGAAACCTCCACCGCCCGCCGCACGATCTCGACGATCGCCACCGCCGTGATCGGCCTGATCGCGACCGGCCCCGCCGCCGACGCCGCCGCGTTCCCGCTGGACCGGCCGGTGCTGGTCGAGGATTTGCCCGCCGCCATCGCCAAGGCCGGCGCGACCGGCACCCTCAAGCACGCGCTCGAGGCGATCCTCGCCCAGGTGCGCGCGCCCGTCGTCGTCGTGCGCGTCGCCGATGCGGCCGACGCGGATGCCACCTCGCTCAACGTGATCGGCACCGACGTCGCCGGCCGTCGCACCGGCATGCAGGCGCTGCTCGCGGCCGAGGCGCTGGTAGGCGTCAAGCCGCGGATCCTCGGTGCGCCCGGCCTCGACGATGCCGATGTTGCCGAGGCGCTGGGCGAGCTGGGCGACCGGCTGCGCGCCATCGCCTATGCACGTGCGGAGGGGGACGACGTCGAGGAGGTCATCGCCTACCGCGCCGCCTTCACCTCGCGCGCGCTGATGCTCATCCACCCGGACTTCACCGTCCGCACCGCCGGCGAGATCGTGACCAGCTACGCCGTTGCCCATGCGATGGGCCTGCGCGCCGCGATCGACAAGACGCAGGGCTTCAACAAGACGCTGTCCAACGTGCCGGTTGCGGACGTCGTCGGCATCACCCGCGACGTGGCCTTCGACCTGCAGGATCCGGAGTGCGACGCCAATCGGTTGAACGCCTATGACGTCACCACGCTGGTGCGTCTCAACGGCCAGCTTCGCTTCTGGGGCTCGCGCACCTGCTCGGCCGACGCCAACTTCGCCTTCGAGAGCGCGACCCGCACCGCCCACATCATCGCCGACACCATGGCGAACGGGCTGATCTGGGCCATCGACAAGCCGCTCCTGCCCAGCCTCGCGCGCGACATCGTCGAGGAGATCAACGCCGCGTTCCGCCAGATGAAGTCGGCGGGCCAGATCCTCGGCGCCGAGGCCTGGTACGATCCGAGCCGCAACCCGGCCGAAAGCCTCAAGGTCGGCAAGCTCGCCATCTCCTACCGCTACACTCCCACGCCGCCGCTCGAGCAGCTCGGCCTGGTGCAGGAGATCACCGACGAGTTCCTCGCCGACTTCTCCAGCCTCGCCACCGCCGGCTGATCGCCCCCACGCCCCTAGATTTGGAGAACCACCATGGGCTTCCCTCGCAAGCTTAAGCAGATGGCGCTGTTCATCGACGGCCGCTGGGTCGACGAGACCGCGTCGGTCACCCTTCCCAAGCTCACCCGCAAGCTCGAAGAGTATCGCGGCGGCGGCATGGGACGCCCGGTCAAGGCCGACATGGGCGGCGAAGCGCTCGAGGCCGAGTTCACCTGCGCCGGCGTCGTGCGCGACGTGCTGCGGGGCTACGGCGCCTCGATCGCCGGCGTCGCCCTCCGCTTCGCCGGTTCCTACGAGAACGACGACACCGGCGAGATCACGTCGGTCGAGGTCGTGCTGCGCGGTCGCTACGAAGAGATCGACATGGGCGAGGCCAAGCCCGGCGAGGATACCGAGCTGAAGGCGAAGATGGCCGTCGCCTATTACAAGCTCGTCTGGAACGGCCGAACCGAGATCGAGATCGACCCGATCAACATGATCGAGATCGTCGACGGCTTCGACCTGATGGCGCCGCACCGCGCCGCGATCGGCCTCGGCTGATCCCTCGGCGCCGGTTCGCCGGCGCCGCCCTTTCTCCCGCTCCTAGGAATCGACCATGACCGACCAGACTTCCGCGCCCGCGGCAAACTCCAAGCTGCGCAAGTTCAAGCTCGACCACGAGATCGTTGTAGCCGGTGAGGTGCTGCATGCAGCCGGTGCCGAGATCGCCGTGCGCAAGCCCACCGCTGGTGAACTGCGCGGGCTCACCCTGATGGGGCTCAGCCAGCTCGACACCAGCCAGCTCGCCCGGCTTGCGCCTCGCGTCACCATGCCGGTTCTCACCAAGCAGGCGGTCGACGCCATGGACCCGGCCGACTTCATGCAGTTCGGCGGCGAGGTCATGGATTTTTTGCTGCCGACTGCCGCGAAGGAGGCGGTCTCCCCGACCGAGTAGAAGACGCCATGGCCGACCTGGCGCTCGTCTTCGGATGGGTGCCGGCGGACATGGCCGTGATGAGCCTGCCCGAACTGATGGAGTGGCGCGAGCGCGCCGCCAAACGCCACAACGCCAAGGAGTGACCCGGTGGCCGACCGCAACCTGCGCATCCGCATGCTGCTCGAGGCGAGCGACCGCGTCACCCGGCCGCTGCGCGACATCGCCGGCGGCTCGACCCGCGCCGGCCAGGCGCTCAAGATCACGCGCGACCGGCTGAAGGAGATCGGCCGCGCACAGCAGGACGTGGGCGACTTCCGCCAGTTGAAGGCGGGGCTTCGCACCACCGAACAGGCCATGCAGGCCGCACAGACGCGCGTGGGCCAGCTCGCGCGCGAAATGCAGGCCACCGACAATCCGACCAAGAAGCTGGCCGCAGACTTCGCCCGCGCCAAGCGCGAGGCGCAGCAGCTGGGGCAACAGCACGAGAGCGAAAGCCGTCGCCTGCAGGAACTGCGCGACCGCCTGCGTGCCGCCGGCGTCGCCACCAACGATCTCGCCCGCCACGAGCGCGATCTGCGCCAGCAGGCTCGCGCCACCAACGAGGAGCTGGCCGAGCAGGAACGCCGCCTGCAGGCCGCCACGGCGGGATCCCAGCGCATGGCTCGCGCCCGCGACGGCTTCGGCCGCGTTCAGGGTGCCGCGGTCGGTCTCGCGGCGAGCGGCGCCTCCGGCATCGCTACCGGCCTGGCGCTCGGCCGCCCCCTGATCGCCGCGATCGAGGACGCGCAGGCCTACGAATCCGTCATGACCGACATCGGCCAGAAGGCCGACCTGTCGCGCGAGGCATCCGCGCAGATGGGCCGCAACCTGCTGGTCGCCGCGGGCAAGGCCAACCAGTTGCCGGAGGCGCTGCAGCAGGGTGTCGACGTGCTGGCGGGCTTCGGCCTCGACCCGCGCCAGGCCGTGGAGATGATGACGCCGATCGGGCGCGCCGCCACCGCCTACAAGGCCGAGATCGCGGATCTCGCGTCGGCGTCCTTCGCCGCGCACGACAACCTCAAGGTGCCGCTCGAGGACACCGCCCGCATGATCGACGTCATGGCGCAGGCGGGCAAGTCGGGCGCCTTCGAGGTCAAGGACATGGCCGCCTATTTCCCGACGCTGACGGCCGCCTATCAGGGGCTCGGGCAGACGGGCGTCGCTGCTGGTGGCGACCTGTCGGCCGCGCTGCAGATCGTGCGCAAGGGTGCGGGCGACAGCGCCACCGCTGCCGGCAACCTCAACAACATCCTTCAGAAGATCACGTCGCCGGCCACGGTGCGCGCGTTCAAGAAGATGGGCGTCGATCTGCCGAAGTCGCTGAAGAAGCTGTACGCCGAGGGTAAGACCCCGATCGAGGCTATCTCCGAGCTGACGAACAAGACGCTCAAGGGTGACCTGTCGCAGCTCGGCTATCTGTTCGAAGATGCCCAGGTGCAGCAGGGCCTGCGACCGCTGATCCAGAACATGGAGGAATATCGCCGGATCCGTGCCGAGGCGATGGGGGCCAAGGGCACCACGGACACCGACTTCGCCGACCGGCTGAACGACAGCGCCGAGAAGACCAAGCGCTGGACGATCACCAGCCAGCGGCTGTCCCGCACCCTTGGCGGCATGCTGATGCCCACCATCAACGCGCTTTCCGACAAGGCCTCCGGCTTTCTCGAGCGCGCGAACGCCTGGGCCGAGGCTAACCCCCAGCTCGCCAAGGGTGCCGCTATTGCCGCCGGCGTCCTCGCCGCGCTGTTCCTCGTGCTGGGCGGCGGCGCCATCGCGATCGCCGGCATCCTCGCACCCTTCGCCGCCCTGACCTTCGTCGCCGGCGCCTTCAACATCGCCATGCTGCCGATGATCGGGATCGTCGCCGCCGTCATCGCCGGGATCGCACTGCTCGCCGGTGCCGCCTACCTGCTCTATTCGAATTGGGGCGGGATCTCCGCCTGGTTCTCCGGGCTCTGGGCATCGGTGAAGGCGATCTTTGCCAGCGCCTGGGCCGACATCAGCACGGCCTTCGACGGCGGCCTGTGGGGCGTCCTCGCCATGCTGTTCCGCTGGGGCGGTTCGGCGCTGGGTGCGCTGTGGTCGATTGGGTCCGCACTGATGCCAAAGCTGTGGGGCGCGCTCTCCGCGGGCGTGGCTTGGGCGATTGGCGCCGCGCCTGGGCTGTTCGGCATGCTGATGGGCGCGATCAAGGCTGTGGTCTGGAATGGGCTGCTGCTGCTCCCGCGCCTCGCGGTGCAGTTCGGCGTCAATACCGTGCGCGGCTTCGTCAGCGGCATGCGCCAGATGTTCGGTTTCCTGCGCGGCGGTATCAACGGCATGGCGCAGTCGGCAATCGACTGGTTCAAGGCGAAGCTCGGCATCCACTCGCCGAGCCGCGTTTTCATGGGGCTGGGCGGTCACATGATGACCGGCCTTGCCAATGGGATCGGTGAGGCGGAGGATGCTCCCATTACGCGCCTCGAAAGGCTGTCGCGACGAGTCGTTAGTGCCGTCTCCACGGGCCTGGCGGTTCCTGCGATGGCCGCCGGCACCGCTCAGGCCCCCCCTAGCGGTGCCGGCACCCTTTCGCCCGCGGCGCTCAGCAGCGTGACCATCCAGATCTACCCCACTCCGCAGCAGTCGCCGCAAGACATCGCGCGGGCGGTCGCCGCCGAACTCGACCGGCGCGAGAGCGCCGCCCAGGCGCGCAATCGCTCCAGCTTCACCCGCCCCGAAGATTGGGAAGAATAACGATGCTGATGGCCTTGGGCATGTTCCCGTTCGACCTTCCGCTGCTCGCCTATGACGAGCTGCAGCGCCGCACCGATTGGCGGCACGCGCGCAACCCGCGCGTCGGCGCGCGCGATGCGACGCAGTTCACCGGACCCGGCGACGACACCATCACCCTGTCGGGCACCGCCTATGCCGAGCTGTGCGACGGTCGCGCCTCGCTCGACGAGTTGCGCCGCATGGCCGACGCCGGCGAAGCGCGCTCCCTAGTCGACGGCGCCGGCTATATCTACGGTGCCTTCGTCATCACCGCGCTGGACGAGAAACACAAAGCCATTCTCCCAGACGGCACCCCGCTGCGCATCGACTTCAGCCTCGATCTGCTGCGCGTCGACGTGGAGCCGCTGGCATGAAGCCGCGCAACAACATCCCCGATTTTCGCGTGCACCTCGGCGATCGTGACCTCACCGACAAGCTGCGCCCCCGGCTGATGTCGCTCTCCATCACCGAAAAGCGCGGCGACGAGGCTGACCAGCTCGACCTGGTGCTCGACGACGGCCGCGGCGACATTCCGCTGCCCGCCGCCGGCGCGACGCTGCGCGTGCAGCTGGGCTGGCTGTCCGGCGCGGACGTGCAGCCTGGCCTGGTCGACAAGGGCAGCTTCGTGGTGGACGAGGTCGAGCACAGCGGCCCGCCCGACATCGTCACCATCCGCGCCCATGCTGCCGACTTCACCGGCGCGCTCACCGCCCGGCGCGAGCATAGCTGGCACGACACCACGCTCGGCGCCGTCGTTGCCGCGCTCGCCGGGCGCAACGGGCTCACCGCGCGAATCGCGCCGGCGCTGGCCGCCGTCGCCGTGCCGAGCCTCGCGCAGAGCCGGGAGAGCGACCTCGCCTTCCTGCGCCGCCTCGGCCGGCAGCACGACGCCGTCGCGACCATCAAGCAGGGACTGCTGATCTTCAGCCGCAAGGGGGCCGGCGTGACGCCCACCGGCGGCACCATCCCTCCCCTCGTCCTCCACCGGCGTGAGGGCGACAGCCACCGCTTCCGCGTTGAAAGGCGCAAGGAGGCGACCGGCATCACCGCAACCTGGCACGACCGCAAGGGCGCGAAGCGGCAGAGCGTCACCATGGGCGAGCAGGACGGCGCCAAGCGGCTGCCCAAGGTCTATCCGAATGCGGCGACCGCACGCGAAGCCGCTAACGCCGCACACGCCCGTGCCGGCCGGCAGCCGCGCAGCCTCGAGCTGACCCTCGCACTCGGCCGTGCGGATCTCTACCCGGAACGACGGGTCGCCACCTCGAGCTTTCGCCCCGAGATTGACGCCGTCACGTGGCTGATCGAGGAAATTTCGCACAGCCTGTCCAAGGACCGCGGCTACACAGTCGCGGTGAAGCTGGAAGCGGGCCGCTGATCATCCAGTCAATTCCCCGAGCCGGTCTGCCCGCCCCTCTCCTTCCGCAATCGCCTCGGCCAACAGATCGACGCCTTGGAACGCAGCTAAGGCACGCGGAGGGACCGATGCCCCCTCCAGCGCCGGGTTCCCTTTGCGAGTCCATCACGATCAATGCCATGCACAGCGCTTTCGCCTGTTCAAGCAGCGCCGGAAGGTCGGCTCCCACCATAGCCGGATGAAGCGCTACCGGGTCGGGTACCGGGTACGGCAAGGGGCAAAGCGCCTGCGCAATGCCCACCGAGCGAGCCGGCCGCGCGCGGAGCCGCCAACTCCCCCCAAAGCACGCCCTGGGCCGACAGCCGTACCGCGTGGGGCTGACGTTCGCGCTCGATCGCGCAGATCTCTATCCAGGACGGCGGGTCACCCCCCCTCAGGCTTCTGGCCGAAGACCGGCGCGGTCCCGCGGCTGTTCGAGGCGGTGGCGCGCAGGCTGTTGGAGGGCCGAGAGCATACTGCTCCCCGCCTTGAAGCCCCATTCCGGGAGAGCCGGCCGATGACAATCCGGTAGTCGTTCGCGGGACGAGCCGCTACAGGAGGAAAAGAGTAGAATGCAATGTCCGGGGGATTCGTGTCCGTAAGTGTCGCGCAAAGAAGATATCCGATTTTGCTTTCGATTGTCATCGTAGTCGACGGCTGGGCACACCGAGTTCACGCGGTCACGTCCGAGGTTCGCGCAGAAATCGAAAAACTGGTCGAGGACTACGAGATTATCTTCGTTGACAACGCTGAACCTGGAAGCCGGGAATTCTATAACACCGTTGTGGCAGATACCGGGCAACCCAACGTGCAAGTCTACCGGCTCTTGAGCCGGGTCGATTATGAGGTTGCAGCGTGGGCTGGCGTAGAAAGCAGCCTTGGAGATTACGTGCTCGTTTTCGATCCCTTCAATGAGGATCTAAGTGCACTTGCTCGCGCCCTTGAGCACGCGTCGACGCAGGGTGACGATCTGGTTCTCATCGTAAACGAGGCGCGCCGAAAGCATGGCATTGGCGATACCATCCTTAGGCGCGCCTACCTTTCTCTGTTCAAGATGATGGGAGGCATAAACCTCCAGATCGAAGGATCGCACCACCGGTTGATGAGCAAGCGGGTGGTGAGTTATTTGCTACTGCAGCCTCGGCCTGCGAGTCGGTATCGCGCACTGCCCGCCATCGCAGGCTTTCGGAAGTCGATAATTCGATATCAAGCTCCTCGGCAATCCCAGGCTAAGGGCAGCACGCTTGGCGATGCTCGCAGGGCCATCAGGCTGCTCCTCTCCCACTCTGTCGCACCCGCGCGGGTCGCTTCTACGCTAAGCTTGGTGAGCGCCGGACTGAACGCACTCTACTCCGTGTACGTGGTCATTCTGGCAATCACGCGCAACAATCTCCAGCCCGGTTGGACCACGCTTTCGCTCCAGCAGGCCGGCATGTTCTTTATCTTCTCGCTGCTGATCTTCATCCTGACGGAATATGCGATCGACAATATCCGGGGCGGCCGCAGCGCCTCCGGCTATTTCGTCATCGACGAAATGGGGAGCGCCGTTCTGACCCGGCGGCAGCGGCTGAACGTGGAGACGCAAGGGATGGTGCTACGGCCCGAGGATCCCGCCGGCACCGCCCGCAACGGAACGGCCGGATGACGACGGCCGTCGTCATCGGTGGCGGATTCTACGGGGCCAACGTCGCGGTTTACCTGAAGCGCCAGCGGGGTGTGACCCGCACCATCCTGCTGGAGCGGGATCGCCGGCTGCTGACCCGTAGTTCCTTTGTCAATCAGGCGCGCGTGCACCGCGGCTACCACTACCCCCGCAGCTTCACGACAGCCTATCGCAGCGTTGTCAACGCGCCGCGATTCGAACAGGACTTCGGAAGCGCCGTCTTCTCGGAGTTCACAAAGCTGTACGCGCTGGCGCGCCGGAACTCGAAAGTGACTCCGCGTCAGATGGAGCGGTTCTGCGCGGAAATCGGGGCGCCGATCTCCCCCGCCCCGGCGCATCTGAAGGCGCTGTTCAACACCACGCTGATCGAGCAGGTGTATCTCACGATCGAGCACGCCTTCGATGCCGACGTGCTCCGCCAAGTGATGCTGGAGCGCCTGCAAGCGGCTGGCGTCGAGGTGCTGACGGAGCATGAGGTAGACGCGGTCGACCTCACCGAAGACAAGGTCCGCATCCGGTACCACCATGCCGCCGGCGCCGGAGAGATCGAGGCCGAGGTCGCCTTCAACTGCACCTACAGCCGTCTTCAGACGGTCCTGGGCGCCGGCTACCCGCCGCTCGGCCTCAAGCACGAGATCAGCGAAATGGTTCTGATCGAAACGCCGCCCGAACTTTCGTCGCTCGGCGTGACCGTGATGGACGGCCCCTTCTTCTCCACCATGCCCTTCCCCGCGCGGGGCCTGCATACGCTGTCGCATGTGCGATACACCCCCCATGCCTATTGGCGAGAGGAAGGGACCGTGGATCCATATGACCGCCTCGCCGGATATCATCTGGAAAGCCGCGCGGACCGCATGATCCGCGATTCGGCCAGGTACCTGCCGTCCCTGGCGAAATCACGCGCGCACACCTCGCTGTTCGAGGTGAAGACGGTACTGACCCGTAACGAAGGGGATGACGGGCGGCCGATCCTGCTCCAAAGGCACGATGCTCAGGGAAGGCTGTTTTCGATCCTCGGCGGGAAAATCGACAACATCTATGACATTCTGGAGCGGCTCGACACCGAGCCCCTACCGACGGACAGGAATCAAACATGGACGCACTGATCGGCAGCACAGGGTTTGTCGGAAGCACGCTGCTGCGCCAGCACAGCTTCGGGGCGACCTATGCCTCGGCCAATATCGCCGAAATCCGGGGCCAGGAGTTTGACACGATCGTCTGCGCCGGAGCTCCGGCAGCCAAGTGGATCGCGGACGGAAATCCCGAAGCGGACATCCAGAACCTCCAAACGATGGCAGCGCATCTGGCCTCCGCGTCCGCCCGCCGCGTGATTCTCATCAGCACGGTAGACGTCTTTGCCGACAGCCGCGGCGCGGACGAAGCCACCCCGATCGCGGATGAACGGGTGACGCCCTACGGACGGAACCGCTACTGGCTCGAGAATTTCGTGCGTGAGCGGTTTTCGCGCTCGCTCGTCGTCCGGCTGCCGGGCCTCATCGGGCCCGGACTGCGCAAGAACGCCCTGTTCGATTTCCGCAACGGTAACAACCTCGACCGGATCGATGCGCGCGGCGTGTATCAATTCTATCCGATGGTGAACCTTTGGAATGACCTGATCACCGCCAGCGACGCAGGGCTCGAGGTCGTGCACCTGACCGCCCAACCGGTTTCGGTCGCGCAGGTCGCCAAGGACGGTTTCGGACTCGCCTTCGACAATCAGATCGAAGGACGCGTCCCCGCGGAATACGACTTGCAGACTCAATACGCGGACGTGTTCGGCGGCACGGGCCGGTACACCTATTCTCGACGGGAAAGCCTGCTCGCGATCCGCGCCTATGCGCAGTCCGAGCCCGCCTCCAAGCCGCTCGTCTGATGCAGCTTTCCATTTCAAACATTGCCTGGGAGCTCAGCCAGGAAGAGTCGATCGCAGGTTTGCTGCGCGATGCCGGGCTGCGCCAGATCGACATCGCTCCCGGCAAATACTTCACCGATCCTGAGGCGGCGACACCGCAGGAAGTGCTTTCCGTCCGCAACCTTTGGCAGGAACGCGGCTTCACGATCCGGGGAATGCAATCGCTGCTGTTCGGCACGAGCGGCCTCAACCTCTTCGATGATCGGGACGGCGTCATGTTCCGGCGGCTCGCGGCGATCTGCCGGCTCGGGGGGGACCTGGGGGTGCACGCGCTGACCTTTGGCTCGCCGCGTCAGCGCGATCGCGGCAGCCGCACCGACGCGGAGACGGCCGCAATCGCCACCGACTTCTTCGGCCGGATCGGCGACGTTGCTGCGTCGGCCGGCGTCCTCTTCTGCCTGGAACCCAACCCCCCGCGATACGGCTGCAACTACATGACCGGAACGGATGAAACGGCAGGAGTGGTTGCCGCGCTTGATCATCCCGCGGTGAAGCTGCAACTCGACGTCGGTGCAATTGCGATCAACGACGAGGATGCAGGCGCCGTGATCCGGCGGCATGCGGCCTTGATCGGCCACGTCCACGCCAGCGAACCCGGCCTGGTCACGCTCGGCGACGGCGGCGCGCCCCACGCGGCAGCGGGGCAAGCGCTCCGCCATGTACGCCCGGAACTGACCGTGACGATCGAGATGTTGGCGGGTCCCGGGAGTTCCCCTGCGAACGAGGTCAGCCGCGCCCTCGCCTTGGCGCAGGCGCATTATGGGGAAATGTCATGAAGTGGCTGCTCGTGGTAGCAGGCATCCTTGCCAACGCCAGCGCAAGCGTTCTTGTGAAGGTCGCGTCAAACGGGCGCATCGACATGTCGTCGCCTGTCCGGGTCGCGCTCAACCCTTACCTGATTACGGCGGTGCTCAGCTATGGGCTGGCTTTCCTGCTCTATAGCGCGGCCCTGTCGCGGTTGCCGCTCAACGTGGCCCACCCTGTCATGACCGCGGGTGCGATCGTCGTCGTCGGGCTGTGTTCCCTGTTGTTCTTCCGTGAGCCGGCATCGCTGGGGGTCATTCTCGGCTACGCCTTGCTCCTCGCGGGGATCGTCGTGCTCGCCTTTTTTGCGCAGGCCTGAAGATGGAAGGAAATATCCCGAAGATGAAACACGGCTTCGCCGAGGCTCCGATCCCGCCGCAGGCGCGGCAGGTTCCCAATTACGAGATCGTACGCTGGCGGGGCCGCACAAGCAGCGCCTGCGTGGTCATACCGGTCATCAACGAAGGGGATCGCATCGGGCGGTTGATTGCCAAGATCGCCGCCCTGAGCGTTCCGGACATCGCGGACGTCATCATCGTCGATGGAGGGTCGACGGACGGCTCCTTGAACGCGGAACGGCTTGATGCCGGGCGAGTGGCAGGCCTCCTCGTGAAGCGGGCCAAGGGAAAGCTGAGCGCGCAGTTGCGTTGCGCATATGACTTCGTGCTGCGTCAGGGCTATGAAGAGATCATCACCATCGACGGCAACGACAAGGACGATCCCGACCCGATCCCGGCGTTCATCGAAGCGGTTCGCGGCGGCGTTGACTTCGTTCAGGCATCCCGTTTCGTAGCCGGTGGCGTGGAAGAGAACACGCCTTTCAAGCGGTGGTTGGCCATCCGCCTCGTTCACGCTCCGGCACTGTCGGTAGCTTCCGGGTTCCATTGGACAGACACCACTCAAGGGTTCCGCGGTTACAGCCGGCGTATGCTTGCGGACCCACGCGTTTCAATTTTTCGGGACGTGTTCCAGGACTATGAGCTGCTCGCCTATCTAAGCTACCGCGCACCGAAGCTCGGGTTCCGCTGTCAGGAACTGCCCACCGCTCGGCGCTATCCCGCAGGCGAAAAGGTACCGACCAAGATCAGCTTCCGCGGAGAGTTCGATGTATTGGGCACGCTGTTCCGAACCTGCATCGGGCGATACAATCCTCCGAGTTGAGGAAGCTAGTGATGAGCCCCCGACCAGAGGGACCTAGCGGCGCCTCACGGGATCCGCCCAGGGTTTTCATTGGCTCCCGCGATTATGAGAACACGGATAAAGGAACAGTTAAGCTCAGCGAACTTGCGTGGGAAGCTCACTTACTCGAGCTGCACCGATAGAGAATCAGGCGCTCGTGAGCTTCCTGCAGAGCACAAGACTTTCCGAGATGTTCTGCCCGCTCCGGCAGCTGCAAGGTCTTTTCTCTCGTGAGTATCCAAAGAGTAGGATACTTTCGTACCGCCTCAGCGAACGAAGCGACATAATCTGGCCGCACGACCGTTCTCCCCGGGGAGAGCTGTCGGCGGAACCGTGACCGCCACCCCTCGCTCGTGCTGCGGGGGTCGACCTCTCCGAGATATTTCATGCTAGGCGCGATGTTACGTAACGTTGGCTGCAACTGGGGCGATATCCATATCGGGGCACCAGCCGACTGCTGTGCATAGCGCGCGACCGGTGTGGACGCATCCAACTCCGGCAGGAAAAATACCGCTATAAGTCCTGTCATTGCGACCGCCAGGGCGACCGCGCTGCTCATCGCCGGTACCCGTATCCTATCCCGTGTCAGCCATCGCAGCGCTTCGGACACTCCGACGGCCAGTGGAACCGCCAGGATCGGGATGAGGCTGATGAAATGCCGCGCGTAGATGAAAGGCAGAAGTCGCAGGGCCCCCATTAGGTAGACGATCACCACCGCAGCTCCACACGCGGCTGAAAAGAAGCGCGCGGTGACCCAAAGCCGCGCCACTCCGAAGGCAGTCAGCAGAAAAATGATTCCTCCAAGAGGAATCCGAATGGCTGGATTAAAGCGCGAGGCGACCTCCTCCTGATGAAGCCCGAAAAGCTGGAAGAGGAACATAGGAAAGTCCAGCCACTCCACGGCTTCAGAAGCACTTCGGGGCGGAAGGTCTAAGAGGTTTGGCTCATACTGATATGCATAGGCGGCGAATTGAGTAGCCGACACTGGTTTCGTAAACATGAGGTAATATGCGACGAACGCCGTAACAACAATCAGACCGGCGGCGCCCGCTGCCACAAGAAGCCTTTTGGGTCGACCGCTCAGCAGGGTGCGCCCGCCGACTGAAAAAAGGATGCCCGCTCCACAGGCCGCTATCGAGATCGGAGCCGTGAAAGAGAATAGAATTCCGAACAGACACGCTCCCGCAAAGATAGCGAGATTGCTTATGCTCGCCTTCTCAGAGGTTCGGTAAGCGCCAAACGCCATTAACGTTGTGGATAGCAGCTCGAACTCGTAGTGCTTGATCTCCGTTCCGAAGCGAACCGCATACGGGGTGAGAAGCGCCAGGGCGAGGATCATTGGGATCAGGTAAGCGGGAAAGGCGCGCCTGACCGTCAGATATAGAGCCGCCCCTGCGCAGAGACTGGCGCATGCTGACAGGAGACGCCCTGCGAGTACGGGCTCTCCAGGCATCGCATTGACGAGCAGGGACAGCAGCCAAGTATATCCCAGCGGTGATGCCTGTTCGTACAGCGGCAGTGGACGGAACAACGCAGCCACGTCGCTGAGAGGCATGTTCGCCAACAACATGGCTTCATCAAGCCAGGGGTCGCGGTTAAAAACTAGGGCTATGAGGCGGGAGGCGATGAAACTCACTACGATCGCCACTAGGACCGGGTTACGCCAGCCGCGCACGTCCTCTGCTGCCACTTCACCTCCTGAAGAATAAGTCATCGCCAGCCATGCTACGATCGCGTGCTGTCCACGGCTTAGTGCCTTTTTGGAAAGCGCATCCTATATCCCATACGCCGCAACGTGCCATTGCAGAACCTAAAGCCGGCGACCGACAAATACTACGCGACCCACGATATTTACCTCGTCTGCATGCACCCTGTCGGGTGCCACGCGATCGTTGTCGGACAGTATCGTGACCTGCTCTCCGCGGATACGGAGGCGTTTCACCATCGCGATCGGCCCGAGGGTTAGCGCCCAGATGGCGTCTTGCTCCAGGACGGTGCGCTGGGCGCGGTCGATTAGGATTACGTCGCCTTCGTTCATAGTGGGGGCCATGGAGTCGCCCCTGCCCCTTGCAAAGGTGAGCGATGGGGCGGGCGAGGAGGTGATCGCCTGAATCCACTTTCTGGGAAAGTGCAGCACCTCCTCTTCGATGTGGTCCTCGCCGAAGGTGCCACCCATGCCGTAGGCGAAGTCGATCGAGCGGATCTCGACCAAGTCGAGTTGCTCGGCGATCAACACGGGCGTCGGCAGCGGGAGAGCGCCTTCGCTTCGATCATCAGTTTCGCCCGTCAGGTACGCGACTGATGTACCAAGCTCGCGTGCGATCTTGTGCAGATGCGACGATCCGCCCGGATTGCTGCTTACTATTTTCGCGATGGCACCCTGTGTGACGCCTACGGCGCGCGCGAGTGCGGATTGCGACAGGCCTCGCTCCGCCATTAGAGCTCTAACGCGCTCGCTGTGGATCATTATGCCTGCCTATCACCTTTGGAATAGGCGACTATCGCAATCTGTTGCTTGACTGAGGTATTCCTCTGGTAATAGAGCACGCCTCATGAAAGCAGAGGAGTCACCCCTTGCTGCCCTTGAGGAGGCAATTGCCCAAGCTGGCTCGCAGTCTGCCCTGGCGCGGGTCTGCGGCATCGGCCAGCCCGCCGTTTCCAAGTGGGTGAAGTTCGGAAGGTCGCTTCCCGCCGAGCACGTCCTCACCGTCGAACGCGCGACCGGCGTCTCCCGTCACCTGCTTCGCCCCGATCTCTATCCCGCCGAGCCCCCCGCTTCCCTCTCCGCGCCGGGGGGCTTGGTAGGCGGTGGCGCGTCGACCGTCTCGGGCGATCGACGCGCCATTTCGCCCCGAACGGTGCGGCCGTGACCAAGCCGCGCACCCCCCTCACCATCCCGCACGCGATCACGAAGATCGTGGGCGTGCTCGGCGCGCCCGCCGCGGCCAAGGTCGCCGGTCGTGCGGAGCGCCGCATCTACAAGTGGATGGATCCGGACAGCGACCTCGCGCCCAGCTTCCCTCAAGCGATCGCGCTCGACGCGGCCTATCGCGCCGCGGGCGGCGACGGCGCACCGCTTTACGAAGTCTATGCTGAGCTGCTGGGCGAGGAAGTCGCCCTGCACGCCGCCTGCCAGCTGGGCCTTGCCGACGATCTCGCCCGCGCCTCGCGCGAGTTCGGCGAGGCGGCGGAGGCGACCATTGCCGTCATCAAGCCCAACGCCGGCGAGCGCGACGTGCACCGCGCCCTGGCGGAGGCCGAAGAGGCGCACGGCGCCATGGGCGCGCTGATGCGGCGCCTCAGAACTTTCCTGCCGTTCGGCGCGGGGCCGAACGTCACGAAAATGGGGGGAGCCCAATGAAACCGCCGACTGCCAAGAACCGAATTCCCAGCATCCACTGCCCGCATTGCGGCGCGCGCTCGCTGGTCCGTACCAGCGAGCAGCTGACGCCGCTGGTGCGCGAGCTGCGCTATCGCTGTGACGATGACGATTGCGGCCACACCTTTGTGGCGCAGCTGTCCGTCATCCGCACGATCCGCCCCAGCGCGAAGCCTCGGGCCGGCATCCACCTGCCGGTCGGCCATCCCGCGCTGGGCTGCACCCGCCCACGCCACGCCAACGACGACGCCCGGGAGCCGGCGAACGACGCGGACCCTGCCTCACCGCCTACCGACGCCGCCATGAGCGGCTGACCTAGCGCGGCTCCGGCCGCGCGCTCCTTCCCCGTTCCGCTCCCGCCCCCCGGCCACGGC